TTCATTTATCCAGCTATCAAAATTATATAAATCTGCTTCGTTAACGTCTTTTACATTCTTACCTGCTAAAAATTCAACTAAGAACATTTTTAATACCCATACTTCATTCTCAATAGAATATATTGCCCATTTCAAACCATGCTTTTTAGATAGACAAAGGAAATACCATAATTGAAAAAAGGTTTTACCAATGTTAGGACGTCCAACTATACAGCAAAATCTATTAGGCTTATAGACTAGGTATTGGTCTACACTAGGTAAGTCTATTCCTAAACCTGTAGGTATTTCTCCGTTTTTAAAAGCTATTAATGTTTCTATACTTTTCATAGCTTCTAAGTTAAAGGTTTTGGTGCTTGTCCTAAATACTTACCGTTTATACCTATCTCTGGAGCGTTTTCTTTTTGTATATCCTTTTCTTGTTTTTTAACATAGTTTATAAAGTGAGTAAGTTTATCTTTGTATTCAGTATGAGTAAATTTATCTGTTAGGTATTGAATAGAAAACTCATTGAAGTAATTAGATAGTTTAAGTTTATTTATATTTAAAACACTCATTAAAGCTGTTATGGTTTCTTTCTCTTTTCTAATATCGTTTATAGTGTATTCTTCTTTCTCTTCTTCTTTCTCTTCTTCTTTCTCTTGTACCGAAGCCCCTTGCGTACCCCCTTGCGTACCCCCTTTCAACTCTGTCAATTCATCGTTTTTAAGTTTATTTCCTGTTTTTTGCTCATACCCTTTTACACTTGTTTCTATTGCGTGTTTTTGAGATTGATAAGATAGGTTAACAATAAAATTTAACTCTTTAGGGTCTTCATCTAAGAACTGTTTATTAATAATTGACATTAGAAAATCAAGTTTATCAGACTTCTTTTCTAACTCATTTAGCACATCAAAATAACTTCTTAAGAAATTAAATGCTTTTCTTTTAGTTGGCTTTTCCATTACTTTTTCATTTTAGATTGAATATGTAATAGCTGACCTATAAGATTAGACAGTGTATTTTTGTCTAAAACTATACATGTACTTGTTGTTTCGCCTACTTTAGTTGTAAATGTGTCATCACAAATATGTGAAGCGGTTAAAAGAAACTCATCATCCCCATTTTCGTAATCTAACTCTAAACTTTCATAATTTAAATAACCTTTGTTTCTTTCAAATGTAATCTTCATAATAATTTAATTTAATTTTTAACATAAAAAAGCCTTTCAATTTCATCCCATCTCACAAGGAATCCACCAAAAGGCTTAATGTTTTAATTTCTTAGCTACTCTTAAAGTGAGATGAAGTAACTATTACAAAGATACAATAATTATTTAATATCTATTGTTTTATTTAGTTTAATTTAACTTCTTTATCCCATATATCTAACTCCCCTAAATGTAATATAGAAAGAGCAGCTACATTAATCCATGATAAAATAGACATTCCAGAAGCAAAAGCTATATCTCTATAAATTAAAGGTCTATTACGGCTGATTTTTAAATAGTTAACACCCATCCCCCAACTTAAAACAACACCTGCAAAGTATATTATTACTGTCTTTTTCATAGCTTATTATTTAATTGTTTAACTTATTTAAAATGGTAAAGCAGAAGGATCTTCTTCTTTTACTTCTGCTTTTTCTTCAGGCTTATATTCATTTAAACATACGTAATGAGTCTTACCATATTGGTCTGCTTCACGCTTTTTACCTACTGTTAAATTAACATACTTCTTACCGTTAAAGTCATAAATACCTTTCTTTAGGTCTTCATTAGTTAACTCGATTGTAATGTTTGTAAAGAACTCATTTGAGCTTTTACCACTACCTACATACTTCTTTTCATTTTCCATAATTTATCTATTTATATTTATTTACTAATTGATTCATTTCTCTCTCAAAAGACTTCTTCTTTTTTTCATCTATTGTAAGACTTAAAGATAATACATTTTCGAATATCTGATAGCTTTCACTCATAACATCTGCATCTACATAATTAGCAAATTCATTCTCGTGCTTTTCTATCTCTTTTAAAAATCTATTACCATATTGCTTAACCTTTTGAAAGTATATCTTACTTCCTGTTATCTTGTCTGCTTGATCTAATATAAAACCAATAGCAGCAGTATAGCAAAATAAGTTATTTGTGTTGTTCATAGTTGTTTTTTCTTTTATTATCTCTCCAGTAGAATCTATATTGTCTATTCCTCCGAATATGTTGTGCTGTTTCATAGTTGTTTTTAAACATCAAAAGTAGATACCCAATCAAACTACTTATAAGATGCGATTTTAAAACCTGATTAAGTTAATGGGTTTTTATTCTTTTTCAAATGTCGTTATAATATATTTACCAAACAACTATTAGCAAATATTTATTTTAATTTATTTTCTAATGATTGAATAATCTCTTTACATAATTGATTAGGTATTTTAGATCGCTCATAATTATTCTTTAATCCTTGCGTTCCTGTTTTACTCCCTCTAGGAGCTGCTTCATGATGACAATTAACATTACCATTAAAACACATAGGTTTAGGAATCCATCCATTAGGATTAAATAAGTTATAGATATGATTACTCCATATGTCCGTAGGCTTTGCCCTAGTGTCTCCATAAGTACAATACCATACTGTAACTTTTGGAATACCTAACATAAAAGGCATCTTACGTAAATAGCCTCTTGGATTCTCTATAAAATAAGTGCAATTATATTCTTTAATTAATTTCAATACATTTAAAACAAGTCTATCGCTTTTAGCTGCAAAATCTGTTTTTGGTTTTCCATTATCTCTATGTGTATAAATGGCTGCTATTGAATAAGTGGTGCAAGGTGGAGAAGCCCAAATAACATCAGGTATAAAAGGAATGTCTTTAGATGTTAAAAACTCTATATCTTTAACTAAATCTATATTATCAAAATCTTTTACGTCTACACTAAAAACATTATGCCCTTGTGCTTCTGCTTCTTTTCCTATACTTCTTGATCCTGCAAATAATTCTAATACATTCATAGTTATTCATCCTTTAACTTACTCTTATAATGTTCTATTATCTTCTCCATCTCTAATGCATAGAAATCTTTAAAATCTTTACATTCATTCTGCTTATTGTAAACAAATAACACATTTCTTAACCTTTGACTTTTAGTTTTACCTTCTAACTCAATATCAGTATTATCTATCTCATCTACTTCTACTTGAGTTAATACTCCGTTAGGCTTATAGTATAATATACCTCCAGTATCTAAGGCTTTATCTATTTCCATAAAGTCTTCAGAAGATTGCTCTAAGTCAGTTACAAAAGTTAATGATACGCTTTTATCTTTTTTCCTGTTGGCTCTGTCTAGTGTTACTTGTTTAAATAAGTTCATTTTAATCGAATAAATTACTTTGCTTAATATCTTTTTTTCTTATAATTCCTAAAGCAGTTTCAAAGATAGTTTTTCCTGCTTCATAGTCTACTAAATTCCTGCCTATTTTACGTTTGTTTTGTTTTCCTTTGTATTCACTTAAATCAATATTATGATGTTTTTCTAATTGAGGTAATTGCCATTCTCTAATCTTTGCATCCCTTTCCTGAAAGTTAGGTAAATTGAAGTTAGTCCAATATAAATGCCTCCCTCTTTTTTTGGCTGCTGTTAAAGGCTCATAATATGGAATTACATTTTCAACAACATACTTTCCTTTGTAATAAGTATCTAAAAATATAATTTCCTCATAAAGTTTCATATCAGGAAAATGAGGAGTCCAACTTTCTCTTGTGTATTGGCTTATATTAATTTTGCTATGACTCGGACAAGGTAGAGAGCTCCAAATAAAATCAAACTCTTTGTAATGGTCTAATAAGTATTGATGAGCATCTGCTACAATTACATTATCATTTGGAAAACGCTCTTGATATAATCTTGCAAGCTCGGGATCTAATTCAACAGCAGTCACTTTAATATCTTCTTTTACTTCGTTCCACTTGTATCTATTACCTCCTAAACAAGCATATAAATTTAGTATTTTCATTATTCAGTAATTTGTTTAAAATACTTAGCTCTTTTTTCATTGAATTTATTAATACCTTTAATAGTATCTTGTAATTCTACTAGCATTTCATCCCTAGTAACTCTTACAATATGCAAAGGCTTAATCTTTACCCTATCATCATAACTAATGAAGTCTACATATTCTAAATCTTCACAATTAATAAAGTAAGATAATACTTGATACTTATATTCGTTAGGTATCTTATTAATTCTAATGTACTCAATATGTTTTTTACTTGAAGGACATTTAATTTCTACACCTCCTACATACATATCATCTTGCTTAACTAACCCATCAGGACTAAACCCTATAAAGTCTAAATCTGAATGCCTAACGAATGCAGGAGTTTCTACATCTACAAACTTTTCTTTAATGTATAACTCCATAGCTACAGACTCTAAGTCTATACCTCTTTGCATTGCATCGTTAACATAAATAGGAGGAGGTGTAATATCTGTCAACTCTTCTGCTATTAATTCATCTATTAAAGGTAAGTTATTACTTTTAAAGACTTCTTTTAATCTAGTACCCGTAATAGTTCCTAATCTTAGTTTAAACCATTCGTTACTCCTTTGCTCCATTTCTTTGTATACAATCATTATATATCGTTTAATTGTTTAAAAAGTATTTCTTCTATTTCTTCAATGTCATTTTCTAATACATCTAAAAAACTAACTCCATTGTATTCTATATCATTTATTATACAATGAGCAGGTATACCTTCTTGAGCATCATCAGTAGGATAACATATTTCTTTTTGTCCTTTGTCGTATTCGTAGTCTATTTCAAACTCTACCCCTTTATATTCTAGTGTTTCCATAATTACTTTTTAAGTTTTTCAATTAATTCTTTTGTAGCTGTATAATCTCCACTTTCAATAAGTTTTAAAGCATCCTTTTGCTTACCTGAAGTTATAGCTCTATCTATATCTGCTAGAGTGAATACTTTAGGCTTTTTAACTTCTGTCTTATGCTCGTTAGTTGCATCTGCATCTTTAGTGTCATCTATTAAAAATAAACCGTTTAAAGCGTACTTTCTTGCATAGCTAGAAGATGATCCGAATGATTGAGCTATATCCATTCCTTTACGGTCGGGATTAATACCAGCTTGAGCGGATACGTGTAACTCGTTTTCTCCATCTGAAAAGTAGCACTCTGAATTAACGAATACTAAACCGCCTACTTCTAGTATTTCGTCTCTAATAGTTAGGTTACATTCATACTTTAGAAGTAATGGTTTAACCGCTTCTAATATATCTTCACAACTTCTGTAATTATACTTACCAAAGTTATTTCTTTGATTCTTTGGAGCTTTTAACTCGCTTTGTATTTTAATTAATTTGTTCATAATTCCTATATTGTTTTAATTGTAAAATTTTCACTACCTACTAATTGATACATCATTATTCTAGCTTCTGTTAATGATTT